ACCTCATTTGTATTGGAACTCCATATTTGTATTTCATCTATTATAAATATTTTATTATCTTCTATTACACAAACAATAGCACACATTGGATCGACATTAAAATCTAAACCTATGTGTAATACATTATATTGTTTTTTGTATTCATCTATCAAGTGTAATTTTCTATCAAAACTATAATAAATCATTCCAGCATAATTAACAAAACTTGCCAAATATTCCTGTTGAAATGTTCGTTCATCTAAATCCAATTCAGCTTGATCTATTTCCTGTTTAGGAACTTGTCCTCCCTCTACTGTGGTATATTTAAAACTTTCCCATTCGGAATTGTTTTGCTTTTGACTATATAATTCATAAGCCCAATTACCAAAACCTCTGGGAGTGCCACAGAATAATGCGTGTCCTTGTGTATCGGATAAGGTCGGTCTCAATACCTCGTACCAAGCCATCTTATCTATGTCGGCAAATTCATCCATTACTAAAAAATCTAAACCAACCCCCCTTAATGATTGTTCATTATCGGCACCTCGTAATGAAATTAATGAATTATTGCGTAATGTTACAGTTAAATCACTATTATTAACGTGTTTAACCCAATGATATTTCCTTAATTTAGCTGTTAAATCCATCCAGCAAATCGCCTTTGCTTGTCGATAGGTTGGTGCCACATACCAAACCTTTTTATTAGGATATCTAGCAAATCGTGCCAATTCATTTATGGCTACGAATGTTTTACCAAATCGCCTACCAGATATTAATACCCTAAACCTCTTTTTATTATTTATTACTTCCTTTTGGGGAACAGATAAACTCATTCGTGTAACCAAGGCAATGGTTTTTCCACTTCTGTTGTTTCAATCCTATCTGTTTGACCCAACATCTGTTTACCCAACCATATTTGCATAGTAACATTTCCTCTTTCGGCTGACTTCCATTGTAGCTGTCTTAATCGTAATTTCATCTCGGCTCTTCCTTTTGTAATAATATCGGAATAACTCTTCCCAATTAAATCAGGACTGCATCCAAAGAACTCCCCCATTTCTTTATTTGTGCAACCAAACCTCGCTAAATTTTTAAGTTGCTTAATATTAATGTTATATTTTTTTGGTCGTGCCATCTAAACCTCTACTAAATATAGGATTTATATTTTATTTAATCCAAAAACTAGAATTATCTTTTATTATCTGTTCCCACCCTAGATTGTGTAGGATTACATTCATCTTAAATAATGGCATAGATTGGGAAGCCAGATTCATTTCCGACCTCATTTTTTTTAACTCATCAGGTTTTAATTCCTTTTTATTTCCTAATTTTTTTAATAAATTATCTTGATTGTGTTCTCGCATAGAATCAAACAAGTGTGTGGGCATTTCTTTATCAAATACCTTTTTTAATTCCTCAACATAATCTGTTACATTAAATTGGTTGGCTTGTTTAATATTCGCTTGTCCGTGTTTCTCTAATAAATCCTTATTTTTAATTAATTGTATTATTTTCTCCTTTTGTTCCTCAACACTATTGAATATCTGCCAATTATCCTTTCCTAATAATTCAGGCATTGTTGTTTTATTAGGTACCATAACCGATAATCCAAAATGCATACTATCCAATAATGAAATACAAAATGTTTCGTGCTGGGAATTAAAGGTATTACAATGGCATTTCTGTATTTCTTCAAAATATTGTTTGCGTGTAGGTAAATCTTTTATTCTTACATAGGGTTTGCCATTAATTACATTGATTTTATCGCCACCAGCTTTCGTTACCAGCACTTGAAAATCATAATCCTTGTGCAATTCATCAAACAACTCAAATGTTGTCCTCCAATTCTTATAGGATTGGAATCTATGGTTAAATAAGAAAGTAAATTTATCGTATTTTTCAACATTTCCCATTTTATAGGTATCATCAAAAAAACCGAATTTAAGTATTAACTTTTTTTTACTTATTGAATCCTCTAGGTTGGGTAGGTATTCCCTAATATTATCCAATGTCATTTTCCAACAGTATTCAGAATTAAAAACATTAACATTCGCTAAATGGTCGCCAATCAAGTGCATATAAATAAAATGTAAATCGGTTTGTATGGGGTAAGGCAATGTTTTATGTATTATATAATGATGTTGATTTATTATTGATGGTTGTAATTGATAATTGGATAATAAATATTTTAATTGGGGGGCTATCTCTGGTATTTGATTCCACACAACAAACACACCAAAGTTTTCATATATTTTACTGACGAAATTACTGTCGAAATGCATATTATTTTGCCTTTTACCTAGTGGTAATTTTATCGGTATTCGCAATACATTCTGTGATCTAAAGAAGCCATCATCATAATAACGAAATCCTGTTGAAACAGGGAATGGTATTATAAAATAATAATTAGGATATTTATCTATGAATTTTCGTATTACCTCTGTTAAAAAAACATAATTGCTGTCGGAATTAATGGTTTGCATTGACCACATTGGATTGACATAAATTATCATTTCAATAGGTTAATAAGGGCATCCTCTTTCGTATTAAGGTTGTTTTTTTCCCTATATTCCTCGATTTTTTTGTTTGTTTCATTAAAAACTTCCAAATCATCAAAGGCGAATATAATACTTTTAAAATATTCCTCTTGGGTATCGGCTAAATCCTTAAATTCGCTTGGCTCCTCATCTAAAAGGTTTTTCATTTCACGTGAATCAAATCCCAAACTTTCAAGATCATAATTTCCATTCATTAACTCCTTAAATTCCAAATTCAATAAAGTTAAATCCCAATCACTATCCTCATTTAATCTGTTATCTGCTATCCTATATGCCTTTGCCTTTGTTTCTGGTAAATCGGCTATTACAACAGGAACTTTTTTAATTTTTAATTTTTTACTAGCTTCGAAACGAGTATGACCAACAATAATGACCATTTCCTTATCAACAACGATTGGCTGTTGAAAACCAAATTCCTTAATGGAACCAGCGACCTTATCTATATTTTGATTTTTTCTCGGATTATTAATGTAGGGTATTAATTTATTTGTTTCTATTAATTCTATTTGCATTAATGAATCGTTGGCATTTCTGTATATATTGGTTCATTATCATTTTTAACTATCTTTGCCAAATACATTTTCGCCTCGTCTTCTGTTTCAAATCCTGATATTTGAATAAAGGCAGAATGTTTTCCCTCTTGCTCTTGTACAGTAAAAAACATTTTCATTAAATTATCTTTTTCAATATTCATAAATTTATCTTACAACAAAAGAAAAAAAGCCACCAGCGAAAAAAAAACTAAAAAACTAGTGGCTAATTATAATTATATTGAAAATCCCATTTGTTTCATAGCTTCATTAGATACCTCTCCTTTTTTATGCATTATTTCAATATCTGAATCTATATCATTTGGCATTTTACGACCTTTTTTCCAAAATGATAAATTACGAAAAGGATCTCTTTGAATAAGACCAAATTCATTATCATTGGTTTTATTAAATTCTAAAGTTTCCTCCCACCTTTTATCATTAATCCAAGTTGATAAATGAGGAACGAACTTTTTATCTTCTGTATTATTTATTAATTCATTAAATTTATTTACCAATAAATTATTGTCTATTTTATTATTTAATTTGTTCCACGCCTTGAATGCTTTTTCTTTACTACCTCTTTTTATTTCTACCTTGTTCCAAAGCAAATCATTAAATTTATTATAATTAATTATATCTAATTTATTATGTTTAGTATTGCTCGGTGTATTGTTCGGTATATCTTGGTATATATCATAATTACAGATAGTAACAACATTTGGTGTATTGGCTGGTGTATCGGTCGGTGTATCGGTAGTTATGGTTTGATTTTCGATTAATTTATCAAAAAATCGCTGTACCTTACTTTTATTCCAATTCCAAGCTTTGGCGATATAGCTTAAAGAACAACAAATTTGTCCTCGTTTTAATTTTATTATAATATTATTAATTCGATATTCCCTATCTGCAAAACTAGCCTCTAATAATAGCCAAATAAAAGCACCTATTTCACAGAAACTCCTATTATGTTTTGTCAAAGAGGGATGATATAATAATGCTCTATTGATTTTTATATATCCGTTTTTTAGTTGTGGCATTTTGCCTCCTTAATTTATAAAAAAAATAAATAGTTGAATCATCAATCACATAATTTATGTTTCTCTTCCAATTCTTTTCGGTGGAAACAATATGATGGACTGCCATATCTTGTGCCTTACGCCACAAACCTATAAATATATCCTGTTCAAAAGAATCATCTGGGATTGAAATAGGATGGCTACTTACAGTTACGACTTGGGGCATATTGCACAATTACTTTTGCTAGATGTTCCAAACATTCTTTTAAATTCCCTTGTATAACAAAATGAGGGGTTTTAAAAATAGTACTTTTAACTTTCCATAGTTTTTGGGATTCACTTAATTTACCTTTTGGTGTTTTTAATTCCACATAAATTAACCTACCCTCTGGATATTCAATAATAAAATCAGGACACCCCTTTTTTAACCCCATTTTTCGTAGCTTAATTTGATACTGCGGACTTCTTTTACCCTCATTAGGACAATGGAAATGCCTAAATTGATACTGAGAACTTAAATCATCTAAAAGACTATTACAGGCGATCTGTATATCTATCTCTTTGTGCATAAATGGGCAGAGAATAGATTATTATGATAAAAATTCCCAGATCAAATCCCCTGCCCAATGTAGCAATTTATTTATGAAGGAGGATTGCTACTATATAAAAATTGAATATTAATCTTAAATTAAAAAATATCAAGGCATTAAAAATAACATAGGTAAATTTATATAGATTCGGAATCCATTAGGAACACAACAAAATTCATTGGAAACCGTTGGGTTCCCTTGCTTTCTTTATAT